AAGAAGGGTTTTTATGCCCGATAAAAGCCCAAACGATACCGCTGGAACTCGACATAAAAAGCGTAAAAATAGAAGCGGGAGATTATAAGGCGGCTGATCTGGGCAATTCATTAGAGCCGTATTTGGACGCTATCGCAAAAGAAATAAAAGCGTATGTTACAAACGGCGAAAGGAAAAAGACGCTTGTTTTTTTACCGTTAGTCCATACGAGCAAAAAACTATGCGATATATTAAACGCTCTTAATATAAGAGCTGCGGAAGTCAACGGCAATTCGCCGGACAGAGCCGAAATATTGCAGGATTTCCACAACGGCAAGTATGATATTCTCTGTAATTCAATGCTTTTAACGGAGGGATTTGACGAGCCGGAGATTGATTGCGTTATCGTTTTAAGACCAACCAAAAGCCGCAACTTATATTGTCAAATGGTGGGGCGCGGCACCAGACTTGCGGAAGGCAAAAAAGACTTATTGCTTTTGGATTTTCTATGGATGACGGAAAGGCACGAACTCTGTCATCCGGCAAGTTTAATAGCTCCAAACAAGGAAATTGCGGACGCTATGACCGAAAAAATCAAAGAATCCGGCGCGCCGGAAGATTTGGAGGAAATGGAAAAGGAAGCAAGTCAAGACGCTGTAGAACAGCGGGAAAAAGCCCTTGCAAGGGAACTAAAAGAAATGAAAACCCGCAAACGCAAACTTGTAGACCCGTTACAATTTGAATTTAGTATTCAAGCGGAGGATTTAATAAATTACGTTCCTTCTTTTGGAAGCGAGATGTTGCCGCCGAGCGACAAACAAAAGGAATTTTTGGAAAAACGCGGGATTTTCACCGACGAAATAGACTGCGCAGGAAAAGCAAGTCTTATTATAAATAAATTAATAAAGCGTCAAAACGAAGGACTAACCACGCCGAAACAGATTAGATTTTTGGAAAACAAAGGTTTTAAGCACGTGGGGACTTGGCAATTTGAAGAAGCGAGAAAACTTATTGACCGTATTGCGGCAAACGGTTGGAAAGTGCCAAAGGCAATAGATCCCGAAACATTTAAGCCTGAAATCAGCGTAAGCGTTGAAGTCCAAAACAATGAAGGCGCGTGGGAACAAATAGCGTAAAAATCATTTAGTCAAGGGGGTAAAATGGTTTTATCCCTTTGCTTAAGTGATTTTTCAGATATGTAAATATAGCGGTAGCAAGGAGCAAGTATCGACCGGCGGGCTGTATAACTTATAAGCGGTAAGCCTATACCGTGAGCGTGGCAGAAATGCACGGCTATATAGTGACCGGGCGGCGTATCTAGGTGATTGGAAGAGAGATTGCGGGGTTCGCGCATATAGGCCGCTCTTGTAGAACAGATATTTACAACGTCAAAAAATCATTATGCACATTGAAAATTTAATAAAAAATTGCGGCGCTTATTACAGTATAATTTATTTTCAAAAAAATATACCTTGTTTTAGGTTTATTAACTATACCCTAAATTAAGACAGGCGGTGAAAAAGTGAACGTTGATATTTTTGAGGTTTTGCGCTATATAGACCCCGTAAAGTTAAATTATGCGGATTGGACGCGGGTTGGTATGGCGCTAAAGCACGAAGGATTTGCGCCGAGCGTATGGAGCGAATGGAGCAGGCGCGATCCGGCGCGTTATAACGACGGCGAATGTGAAACTAAATGGCAAAGTTTTAAAGAAGCTACAAGCGAAATAGTCACTATGGGAACTCTTATTGATATGGCAAAGCGCGGCGGGTACATACCGCCGAAAATTCCGGACAAAGCCCTTTCTTGGAACGATAAGGAATATATCTGCGAGGACGCAAAGATTATCGAAAAAGGCTGGTTGCAAAAAACAGAGCCGTCGGAGCTTTCTGAACCAAAGAAATGGAATCCGAAACAGGAGATTATAACTTTTCTTGAAACGCTTTTTTTGCCGGAGGATTATATCGGTTACAATATGGAATCGGCAAAAAAAGACGGTCGTTTTATTCCGGCCAACGCGGGGATTTACAGCAGAAAATCAAGTCAAATAGTAGACGCGTTAAAACGGCTGAAATCAGACGATATAGGGGCTGTTTTTGGCGATTATAACCCCGAATGCGGCGCGTGGATTCGTTCAAACGCTCTTGACGGTAAAGGCGTTAAAAACGATAACGTAAAGGATTTTAAATACGCGCTGATTGAATCCGACGAAGTCCCCATCGAAGACCAATACGCTTTTATAAAAGAGCTTAATTTGCCCGTGGCGACGCTTGTGCATAGCGGGAAAAAGTCCCTTCACGCTCTTGTGAAAATTGACGCGAAAAATTACGCGGAATACAGAAAAAGAGTGGATTATGTTTATTTCGTGCTGAATAAAAACGGTTTTGCGATAGACAAGCAAAATTGCAATCCTTCAAGGCTTACACGGCTTCCGGGGATAATGAGGGACGGCAGGAAACAATGGCTTATAGGGACGAATTTCGGCGCGAAAAACTATGAAGAATGGGAAGAATGGGTCGCGGAAGAAACCGACGATTTGCCGGAATTTGAAAATCTTCTCTCCGTATGGGACAAAATGCCGGATTTAGCCCCCGCGCTTATAGACGGCATTTTAAGACAAGGACATAAAATGCTTATTTCCGGCGCAAGTAAAGCCGGAAAATCCTTTGCTCAAATTGAAATGGCAATAGCCATAGCGGAAGGGCAAAAATGGATGGGGTGGAATTGCGCGCAAGGTAAAGTCGTCTATGTAAATTTTGAGCTAGACAGAGCGAGTTGCCTTCATCGTTTCAAAGACGTGTATAACGCGCTAAAAATCCCGCCTGAAAATTTATCCAATATTGATATATGGAACTTGCGCGGGCAATCTATGCAACTTGATAAACTCGCTCCGAAACTTATACGCCGCGCAAAAAAAATAAAGCCGCTTGTCATTATATTAGACCCTATTTATAAAGTATTGACCGGGGACGAGAACAACGCGGAACAGATGGCGAAATTCTGCAACCAGTTTGACAAAATTTGCTCCGAGGTAAAATCCAGCGTTATATATTGCCATCACCATTCAAAGGGGGCGCAAGGCGCAAAAAAATCCACGGACAGATCGAGCGGTTCGGGGGTATTCGGACGCGATCCCGATGCGATTTTAGACCTTATCGAATTGCCGTTAAAAGAATCGAATTACGACTTCTTAAAAGATAAAGCCGTATGTCGCGTTATAACTGAATATTTCGACGCAAGGGAGAGTTCGTGGCGCGAAGATTTAGGCGCGGACGATTTATTGTCGCCCTCCAATCTTTTAGACTATGCCAAAGAGAAGATAAAAGACGCGGCAGAATTGACGGAGCTTGAAAACACAGTGAAAAATGCCCAAAAGCGAGCCGAGCATATAACGGCATGGCGCATTGAATGCACTTTAAGGGAGTATGAAAAGCCGGACGATAAAAACGTTTATTTCTCGTGGCCTATTCATACGGAGGACGAAACGGGCGCGCTCTCTGACATTCGCCCGGCGATAGAGGTAAACGGGCGAATTGTGCAACCTAGGGATAAAAGCGACGGAAGCGCGAAACGCGAAAAGGCGCAAAAAGAGCGCAATAAAATCATAGACGCATATACAACAATAGCCGCAAGCAAAGAAGCGGACGAAAACGGAAATTTGAAAGTCTCGCTGACGGAATTTGTAGAGCGGTCGAAAGAATTTTTTGGCAAAGAACTCTCAAAACCCGCTGTACGAAAAAAGTTAAAAAAATACGGCGATTATGTGGTTGTAAACGGCGTAATTTTCCCCTCTGACCCGGAAGATGCGGATGAAAATGAAGAATGAAAAACTTATGAATAATTTAGTTGACAATATGCGAGAAACTGAAACTTTTTTGTATATATATATATATAAAGTTTCAGTTTCAGTAACAAAATCGGTAATAAAAAATGAAGGATTAAAAAGAGTGACACGGCACTTTGTAGGTGGGGGGATATGACCCCCCACACCGTAAAAGATGCCTAATCACTTTTTAATCAAAAGCCGACAAAAAATCAAAGCGAAAAAGAGAGGTTGAACGCGATGAACGAAATAGTACTACCGATACCTTGCACGAAGGTGGAGGAAAAGACTGTCAAAGACTGGTTTCAAAAAATCAATGAGGAACTGGACGAGAAGAACAAAGAGCGCGGGAGGTTTTGAAAATGAGTGAAAAATTGAAACCCTGCCCCTTTTGCGGAAGCTCTGCTGGCATTAGTCCTATTTATGATGAAAATGGAAATTACAAGAACTGCTATACGATATTTTGTGGTTGCGGTGCATCCGTTGATAGTGATGTTTATTTGGATAGGGACGAAGCGAAAGCTGAAGCAAAAAAAAAGTGGAACAGAAGAGCCTATAATGGCGATGATAAATTCAACATAGAAAACCGCGAAAAGCCAAAAGAGAATGAGAAGTGGCGGCATTTTAAAGGCAAGCTCTACACGACGCTTTTTGTCGCCAAACATACCGAGACGGGCGAAGAACTTGTTATTTACAAGAACGGCGACGGCGATATATTCGCCCGTCCTCTTGATATGTTTATGAGCGAGGTTGACCGCGAGAAATATCCGGACGCTAGGCAGAAATATCGTTTTGAGAGGGCGCAAATATGACGCTTGAGTTTTTCCTCGACGGCAAAATTCCCGCCGGCACTCACCAAATGAAAAAAGTGTGTGTTGTCGGCGGGAAACCCCGCTTCTACGAACCCGTGAACCTTAAAGCGGCTAGAGAATATTATATGGCGAGGTTGAAAGAATACGCGCCGAAAGAACCGTTTGAGGGGGCGGTACAGCTTCGTACTGAATGGCATTACAAACCGCCTAAAAATCACAAAAACGAGTTTTATAAAATAACCGCTCCTGATACGGATAATCTCGTGAAAATG